GTTCAGCCATGTTTTACTCCATTAAGCGCGGGAAATCCCACGAGGGTCTTGCACAACAGCGTCGATTTGATCGTCGTTTAACAGACGAAACTCTTTGCCAAATATTTTAAAACGCGTACCAGAATAGGTACGACAGAGCACGAAGTCTCCGGGTTTGCACCAAGCGCCACTAGGGAACTTGGCTTTGTCAGCGTACGCCTCTGGCCCAACCTTTAGCACGAACAGCACAGTGGTTGCGTGTTGTTCTTGAGCCGCGTATTGGGAAGGACGCACTAAATCCAACTCAGTTCCATCAATCTTGTCAGAGATATCAGGCACACCGCAGAGGATGTGAAACCCCGTTGGTTCAGGAAGTACCGTGGCTTTTTCTTCCGGTGTTGCTTCCACAGGGGGAGCAGACAACGGTTCAATGCCGGGAGGTAAGATTAAATCACTCATCGTCTTCTTCACTTTCTTTCAGCAGGTCAAGGATATAACGCTCTGCAATGGCTAGACCTGAAATAACACCACAGAGTTTTTGGTACTCATCAAAAGTGCGACAGCCCCCTCCCGCCATGTCATCGGCGTAGTTGTTCATGTCAGCGCGTAATTTTTCGCGCAATACGCGTGCGAAGTCTTGAATCATTTGTTAGCTTTCGGCGGGGTTTCATCCCGTTTAAATTGTTGAATGTGTTGAAGAGCTGCTTGACGTTTTTGCAAGTCTAGTTCTTGCCTGTGTTTGGCTATGTCGACCCCTGTCTGTACACCTGCCAAATTTTCTTGCGATGCCGTTCTGTGCTTGTCGCCTTGAACTTGCACGCCAATTTTCATCGCATCTATGTTTAACTGCCCGCCAATCTTGTCTTGGTCGAGTTGGAGTCTTGCCGCCGCAAGCGCCGCATCCATCTTTTGTTTTTCTTGTTTGAGTTGCAACTCGCCTTGACGGATAGCCAAGTCTTGCTGTTGCATTTGAACAACAGGATCTTGCTGTTGTTGCATTGCCTGCTGTTGTGCAGCGGCCGCTTGACCTTGTTGCATAACTTGGGTTGCCGCTTGTGCCATGAGGTTTGACAGCGCATACTCGGCTTCGGGTGGCAACTTCTCGTCTTCTGGCGGTAGCGCCATACCCAACTGCATCTCCACTTGTTGACGGAACATATATCCAACGTGCTCCGCAATATGCGCCTGCAACGCGGCCATGATGGCTTGGACTTGTGGGTTTTGACCGATCATCATCATAATCATCGGGTCATTGATCATGGCGTTGTGCACTGCCATATGCGACTGATGGTCTTGGTACTGGAATGCTTTTAAAGGTTTACCTTTAAGTACCATTTGGTTCTCGGATACAGGATCTATAGGTTTCTGATCGTCTGGCAGGGGCACCAATTTGTTTGCGTGTTTGATACCCAACACATCCAGCATAGACCTGTGCAACTGGGGCAAGTCATAGATTTGCGGTGCCATCTGCGCCATCTGCATCACGGCTTGGTACTGTACTACGCGTTGCGATAGTGTTGCCGCATTGGGATCAGAGACAGGGATAACGTCTACCTTGTCGTAGTCTGAGTGCTTGGACTTGCGACCGCCAAACTCTGGATCGTAGGTATAGTCTGGCTCGGTGTAGTCCCGAATTAGGTTCTTTAATAGCTTTAGCTCTTGCTTTAATGCAAAGTGTACGCGGGCTTGAACTGCCGTTAGTACTTTTAGCTGGCGCTCAAGAAGAGCTAAAGTCGTTCCGACTGGGGCTTGCGCGTTCATGTCAGACACCTGCATGTCCGCTGTTGCGGCGAAGCGACGCCCCTCGTCGACAATCTGATTCATCAGATTAAATAATACGTTGCTTGGCTCCTTGTATGGGAGCGGTAGGATTGAGTCTCTTATGTTCCCAGAGGCAACGTCGACGTCTCTAAATTCGCCCGGAGCAATAGGTGTGTCATCACCTTTAATGCGTAGTCCCCGTGACTTGAGGCCGCCCGGTAGATTGGATAGAGTTCCTGCATCGACGAGCTGACGCATAATGCTGGTGGCAGACTTCGCGAAACCCCCGATGAGATGGAATAGACCAAACCCGTAAGCGCCGAAGCCGGGGATGTATTGGTAGTGGACAAAGTGTTGTCGTTTGAGTCTGAGTACATCGCCATCCTTCCAGTTGCGTCTGATTGAGAGAATAGTGTTCGTGTCTTTAATTAATGTGACAACGTACGGGTACATGATCCCCGTCTCTTCTCCGTCCTCATCAACTTCTTGGAAGCCGTCCAAATCCAAGTCAACGTGGCACTCATATAGCGTGTAGCGGTCATCGTTCAGGTCGCTGAACCCGGTCTCCCTATCCTTGGCCATCTTGATGTCATCGCGCTGGCGCTGGGGATCGGGCAGCTCCACATCCATGTAGAAACCTGCCATTTGCAGTTTCAAAATGTCATTCTTTGTTTTACGCATGACGTGGGTCACGCGATGGCAGGTGTCCATATCTGTTGCGCCGTATGGAAGAATGATGTCTTCTGCTGGCACAAACATCGACACTTGACGCCCCAAGTTGGGGTCAAAGTACACTTTCTTAAATGCAGAACCCGTGGCAGGCAACGACCAAAGCATGCGCTCATGCTCGGGACGGAACTCTTTCATCTCTTCCGTCAACTCGTAATTCATGTCATCTTGCACGTTTATTGCTATCTCGCGGTTCTCAGGTGTTTCTTTACCCACGATTTTTGTAAGCACAGGCCCTTGGGCCGGGAACGTCTCGGTGATCATCTCCGCTTGGAAGCGCACAACGGCTTCTGTGATCATGGGGTGGAACACACCACAAGCGCCGTCCCAAGGTTCTGTGCGCTCCTCCATGTGCAGACCCAACAGCTTTAAGCCTTCTGTGTATGCTTTTTCCCAGTCCTTGCGGGAGCCGCGATCATTCTCAATGTCGTGACCTAAATCCCCAGCCAACGTTTCCAATGCACTATAGCTAACGTATTCGGCCAAGTTGTCATTAAAGTCCTCTTCGCCTTGCGTGGGTTCTTTGGGGTGGATGTCAATCTCAATCTCCACATCGGGCTCAAGGTGCACGTCCATACCCTCGCCGTCATCGGTTGAATTGTGTATCCCTTCGGGCGCTTGGTATAGCGCTTTGTCAAAACTACTTGTTGCCATGATGTTCCTTAATAGTAAGCTGCTGTTCTGCGACGCCAGTACACGGGATCGCCCTTGTCATCTGAGTCTAACGAAATAAACCCGCCTTGTCTAAATCTCAATAACGCTTGTGAGGTAGTATCGACGTAGTCATCGTTCTCGCCGACTGGGAAAGCCGCAACCTCTTCAATCACTTCTCGTGCCCATCTTGTGTCGGGAGCCCAGACCATACCGCTTGAAAACAAATCCGACACAGCACTCAAGCGCACCATCTTATCATTGCCCCTGCTGGGAGAAAACTCCTGCACTGGTATCCCCATTGCTTTTAGCTCTTGGATGAGCGGAGCTCCCGCGGCTTTCTTTTCCACAATGAACGCATCGGGTTGCCATTCTTTCCAGTGTTTAAGCGCTACGGCCTTGAGTTCAGGAAACGCCATTCTATCTTTGAAAGCATCGAGCAAAATGATCTGCGCTTGGTTTCCGTCTTCCTCATTGTAGAAAACGCCCCATGTGGTGCATGCACTGAAGTCAGAATTGTTCTTTACCTCGTACGCCGTATCCCAAGACTGAATGACATACTCACATGGCGGAGGGTCATCCATCGGCCAAATTCTCCATTGCTTTCTGGATATGATGGCGCTTGTGTCTGAGGTAGGCTGCTGCATGTACTGGGCGTTCCAGTACCTTGGATCCAATGACGCTTTGATTTTCTTTAGCGCATCCAGTGGCCACTGCTCTGGCCAAAGCGACTTCTCATCTTCCGCGCCTTCGTTCAGTATGGGGGGCAACTCCACAATCTCCCAAGGCATTGCTTCAGGGTTGCGTGTTTGGTACTCAATCAGTTTGCCCGTCAAGTCCAGTAAAGACCACCGCGTCATAATCACTATGATCGCACCGCCCGGCATCAGACGCTGCAACGGGCCCGTTTGAAACCAAGACCATGCCGTATCAAACGCCAGTCGGCTGTTTGTCTTTACATCTTGTTCTGAGTGAGGGTCGTCAATAACAAAAAGATCAGCGCCCCTACCAGCGAGAGCACCGCCAACTCCTGCGGCGTAGTACTGGCCTCCCGCCGATGTAGACCACTTGCCAGCCGCCTTCTGATCCTCCGCAATCTGTGTGCTAGGGAAAATTTCATGGTATTCCTCTGATTCAATTAAGTTACGTACACGCCTACCAAAGTCTTCTGACAAGCCCGCCGTGTGCGTGCCCATGATAATTTTCTTGTTTGGAAATTTGCCTAAAAAATAGGCAGGAAATAAATAGGATGAAAACTCAGACTTGCCGTGACGCGGTGCGATATTAATTATGACACGCTTCTTATTACCTAATATAACATCCTCAAATATCTTGGCCAGCTTCCTGTGATGGGGGCCTGTCTTGAATCCGGGGTATACCGCGCGGGCAAACCCTAATATGTTACTCTGCGCGGCCAATAGGCTAGCGCGTTTCTCGCGTTCTTCAAGATCGGCAAACAATTCCAACTTCTCCGCCTTTGTCATGTGTGGCAGACTTTGTTGGATGAGCTTGGCCTCAAGCGGGGTCAGACTCGTTATGCTCGATAGATTCATTGTTACTTATGTCAGTTATGTCATCTTTGTTTGCAAGCACATCGACAACGTCCATGAACTTATTCAACTTGTCTTTAATACGCTGATCAAGTTCGTTGTCGCTCATTTCTGCTTTTTCAATTTTGATGTTGTCCGTAAACAACCCCACCTCGGTAATCTTGCCAAGCATACCCAACGCTTTTAGTCGGATATTGGCGCTGGGATTTTCTACCTCTTCCAGTATCTTGGCCACTGCATAACCACGCAGTTGTTTGGCTTGCTCCACAAATTCCCAGTCGTATGCCGTGAGCATGCTGACCAAATGTTGTACTGCTTGTGGGGTCTTCACTTCTGCCAGTGCGTGATGTGTTTTATCTTGTGGCGCGGCTGAAACAATATTTGCAAACGTATTGCGCGCTGCTTTTGTTCCTGCCTCCCTGTCAACCTTGTCGATGAGTTCAGCAGAATCTACCACACCCTGTTCTTTCAACCAGTCAAGCGTA